TCAGAAATCCGTCTCCAGATAGACCCCGGCACAGTCGAACGCGACCGCTGCGGCCGTTGCGCCGTTGTTCATGTAGAGCCGCGGCGAATGGAATTGCGTGGCGGCGGGCAAGTCGGCGGTGATTTCCTGCTCGAACACCGCGCCGGAAACCTCGTCCACCACTCGCAACCAGACCGATCTGCCATTGGGCGGTGCCGCGATAAACAGCGTCAGCACCCCGCCAGTCGCGATGGCGAAACTCGCCCCCATGTCAGTCAGGGTCGGCGCGCCGGTGCCGTCGTTCGCGACCAGCTGCCAGCGGCTGTGCGTCCCGCGCTGGAAGCCGATGCCGATGCAGTTGATGGCGGCGGCCAAAGTCAGGGTGGTGGCCAGCGCCGCCGTCGATCCGTAGAGGCCGAAGAACGCCATCCCGGTCGCCTGCAGGGTGGTTAGCGAGATCCGCATGACGAAGGTCCAGGCGCCGAGGCCCGCCGCGTTCCCGCGCCAGCATGCCCAGCCTGCGGATCGCTGCTCAGCGACCGAGTCCACGACGGCCGCCGAGGTCATGCGCCAGCGGCGCATGCTTGCAGCGAGGTTCGTGGCGGCCAGCGTCGGGTGCGAGACGGTACCGACCGAGGTGATTGGCAGCCCTTCTGTGGTGATGGTCGTTGTGACCGACGGCGACCAGTTGGCGATCCGATTCACGCCGAAGTGGGGCTGCAGGGGGAAGTCCCGCCCCGAGGGGCGCATCACGTCGATCCAGGGCGCCCCGGCGCGGTTTCGCGCATAAAGGGCGGCCTTGCCTGAGGGCGGCGGGGTCGGCGCAGCGGCCAGGCCCGGCAGGACCGTCGGTTGCGGCAGTTCTACCTGACCGCTGGTCCGGTCGATGCGGATGGCGTCGAAGAAGGCCGAGCCATCCGGGCTGACCTTGAAGCTGAAGTCGTCATTGCCGAGCAACCCGATCAACGCCCGCGCCGAGAACCCGGTCTTGAAGGCGAAGGCCGCGTCGTTCGCGGCCGCAGCCTTGTTGACGGTGGCTTCGATCCCGGCGCCTGCGTTGTTCAGGAGCACAGCGGGCGTGTTCACCGACAGCCGGTTGAAGCTGTCGGCGGTTGCGCCGCCGAGACCCAGAAGCTGCGCGGTCAGGTTGGCCTGGGGCATGCCGACCTGCGTCACCGCATTGGCGAAGGTAACGGTGGGCGTGTTCACCACCGTCGTGCCACCGGCCCCGGCAGTGGCCGAGCCGATGTTGACGACCGTCGTCGATCCGGAGGCACCGCCAGTGCCGATGTTCACGGTCTTGGTGACGCCCGTCGTCGTGGCGCCGGTGCCCATTCCGTAGGTCGCGGTCGTCGTGGCCGTCCCGATGCTGGCCGACGCCGCCGAGACCGTAACCGTGCCCGAAGCGGTCAGCGTCCCTGAAAACGTCTTGTTGCCGGTGAAAGTCTGGGTGCCCGCGAGGATCGCCAGCTCCGACGAGGTGTTGGGCAACGTGTAACTGCGCGTCGTCCCGGCGCTGATGCCCGCCAGCGAGAAGGTGGCCTTCCTCGTCGGGTCCGCATCGTTCACAAGGCTGAAGACCGCGTCCGACACGTCGCGCGGCTCGCCCACCACCTCCCAGGCGCTGCCGGTCCAGACGAGGAACAGCCCCTCGGCCGCGACCCAGACCAGCCAGCCGGTGCGCGGCACCAGCCGGATCCACGCGCCATCGATCCAGAAGGCGATGTTCAGATCCCACCCGACCCAGAGTCCGCTCGCGCCGGAGGCCACAAGATGGCGATTGCCGTCTGCCGGGCTGGCCGGTGGCGCAGTGCGCGTGCGGTCGAGGACCGAGAGTTGCACCATGGCATCGAGCAGGCGCAGCGCCTCGTTGTGGGTGACATGCTTTTGCGCTTGGGCCGCCAGCAGGTAGGGCAGGCCCAGATGGGTCGTGGTGTCGGACATGCGGGTTCCCGTGGGTTGGGCTCAGAACTGCAGCGTGACCGCGGCCGGTGTGCCGCGACCGAGGCGGTTCGAGAGCTGGAAGATGCGGAGCGCCAGCGTCTGGCCGGGCCCGAGCGGCGCGCCCCAGTCTGTGATCTGCTGAGCAGCGGTGTAGAGGACGGTACTCGTGCTGCTGGTCAGCGTGCGCTTGACGGCCTGGCCATCAAGGATCTGGACGTCGAAGGATTCCTGGTCCTCGGCAAGCGGCACTTCGACCTGTTCCCAGGTATCGGCCACCAGCGCGCGGGACCGGCGTGTCCAGCGGATCATCAGATCGCCGGGTGCGCGCGCTGTCCGCCACGGCTGCTCGACATGAACCGGCGCGAAGGGCACGAGACCCCGGCCGGTCGGGGTGAAGCCCAGCACGGCATAACTCGCATCACTGACCGCACGCGCGGCCGGGCCGACACGCCAGTTCCACGGCAAGCCCAGGTCAGTCTTGGCGATGGGCAGCGAGGCCAGCGCAGCATCCAGCACCACCACTCGTGCCCCTGCGGGGGCGGGGCTGCCCATGGCAAATTCCGTCCCGCGCTGGCCGCGCAGGAGGCGGGTCAGTCGGTAGCGGCCGGGCGCGAGCAGTTCAGCCGCGCCAGCCTGCACGATCTCCCACACACCTGCTGCGGACTCGACCGCCAGTGCGTTCGCCCCGCCGAACAGCGCGACGTCGGTCACACTTTCCAGCGTCCCGGACAGGAGATCGACGACCAGTGCGTTGCCCAGATCGAAGCGGGAGGTTGGCCCGGGAAAGAAGTCGAAGGCCAGCGTGCCGATCCGCGCCCGACTGCCGAAGGTGGTCAGCAGGCTGAAGCCGTCCGTCGAGGCGCTGCGGAAGACGGCAATCTCACCCGGCCAGGGGCTGGCATGGGCCGCGATCAGGGGGCGATGGGCGAGCTGGTCCTCGCTGATCTGCGGAAGGTCCAGCATCACCACCTCGGGCGTGCCGAAGACGACGGGACTCGCGAGCGAGGCCGGGCGGGGATCGCCGGGCGGCAGGTCGTAGGCGGCCCGATCCTGGCGCACCGCCTCGATCCCGCGCGCTTCGGCATCTGCGACGGAGACCAGCCGGAACTCGACCTCACGGCCGTCATGCGCGAGCCGGATCACGTCGGCGGGATCGAGAGCTAGCCGCGAGGGCGGCAGGCGGAAGGTCGCGCTCTCGCGTCCGATCCAGGCTTCCATCAGGGCGCGGCGGCAGCGGCGTTCGGCCTCCTCGGGCGGGATCGCCATGGGGAAGGACTCGGACGCGATGCGGGTGGTGTCGACGGTGATCCGCCGCGCTTCCACCAGCGCGGCGTCATAATCCTCATCCGCCCGCGCGACCTGCCACTTCAGGGCCTGGGGCAGCTCTGTCTCCTGCGCGCGTGTCAGTTCGAAGGCCTCGCCTTCACGGCTGGCGACAAGATCGTCGATGGCGAGCGTCGCAACCGAGGCGCGGCCGCGCATGACAAAGCGGATCACGCCTTCGGTTTCGACGGCATCGAAGCCGAAGTGGCGGGCCAGCGTGGTGATCGACGCGCGGGGACTTTCCAGCGCGCCGATCACATAGCCCTCGACCGCACCCCAGAGGCCGGAAACGTCGATGAGGTCGTCCGCAAGCCCTGCGCGCAGGCAGAGGTGACGCACGAGGGCCGCCAGAGACACTGCGCCGAGCCGCCCTGTCAGCCAGTGACCGAGCCGCCAGTTAGGGCCATCGGTCCAGACGCCGGTCAGTTCGGGAAAGAACGGATAGGGCCGCGCATCCCAGGTCCAGGCGGCGCATTCCGGGACATGGACCATCCGGCCGCCGTAGATCGCGGAAACCGGATTATTGGCCGGGGCGCCCCACCAGAGGTAACTGGCCTCGAGATAGGCACGCTGGATGGCGTCGTCGCGCCAGCCACGCGAGAACCATGGCGTGAAGCTCTCCGACGACTTCGGGTCGAAAAAGACGTTCGGCTGGTTGGTTCCCCGGTCGATGGCGGGACAGCCCAGTTCGGTGAACCACACGGGCTTCGACTGCGGTACCCATGCGGTGGGCGTGCCGCTTTCCACCCCGCCCGGCCGGTTGTAATGCGGGTTCGACCACTAGGCGCGCAGATCCTTGTAACGGAAGACCCAAGGCTTGCCCGCGCTGCCGTCGGTGATTGGGGTGCGGACCTGAGCCGCCCGGTCGGCAGCGCTGGCGTAGAACCAATCGAAGCCCTCGCCGCCCGCGATGTTGGCCTGCAGGTAGGCCCGGTCGTGGATCGCGGGCCAGCCCTCGAGCGCGTCGAGATGATCGAAGCCGTCGCGCCAGTCCGACAGCGGCATGTAGTTGTCGATGCCGATGAAGTCGATGTTGGCGTCAGCCCAGAGCGGGTCGAGGTGGAAGAACACGTCGCCCGAGCCGTCCTGCGGCTGGTGGCCGAAATACTCCGACCAGTCGGCAGCGTAGCCGATCTTCGTCCCGGCCCCGAGAACCGACTTCACATCCGCCGCCAGCGCCTTGAAGGCTGTGACGGCCGGATAGGCACTGGCGCTCGAGCGGATCGTGGTGAGCCCGCGCATCTCCGAGCCGATCAGGAAGGCATCGACCCCGCCCGCCACGGCGCAGAGATGGGCATAGTGCAGGATCATCCGCCTCAGGCCCCAGTCGCCGGAGGGACCGGTCCAGGAGACAGCGTCGCCCGATACCGCAAATTGCGCCGGGGTGGCCGTGCCGAAGAAGGCCGAGACCTGCGTCGCCGCGGCGGCGGTCTTGTCCGCAGTCCCCGCGAACCCTGCAGCTGGCGAACAGGTGATCCGGCCCCGCCACGGGAAACTCGGCTGGCCGGGCGTGGCGGCGTTGGCGCTGTAGGGGTTCGGCAGCGTGTTGCCGGGCGGCACATCCATCAGCAGGAAAGGATAGAAGGTGACGCGCAGCCCGCGCGCCTTCATCTCGCGGATCGCCTGCACCACCGCGAAATCCGCCGGCGTGCCGCCATAGATCGGACGGTCCTCGGCATCACGGCTGACGAGATGGGCAGCAGCGCGGGAAACCCCGTTGACCGTCCAGACCTTCGGGCTGGTAACCTTGGCTGCCACTTCGACGCCGGGCTTGATGGTGCAGTTGCCCGCGCGCAGATCGTTGCCGAACCAGGCGACCACGAGGCTGACGCTCTCGACGGCCGGGGCCATGGCTTGGAGTCGATCGAGCGCCACGACGATGTCGGCCTCGTCCGGCAGCGCGTTGAGGTTCTCGGCCGAAGTGCTGCCGCCCACGGTCTTGCGGACAGCCTCGGTCGCATAGGTGAACTCGCCAGAGGCGGGGATCATGGTCACGGCCTTGACGAGGCCCTCAGCCGTGTCTGGGTCCGCGAGCGGCCGGAAGACCTCGAAAGACAGTTGCGGCAGGCGGTTGCCGTATGTCGCAAGCGGCAGTTCCTCGAAGACGACATAGGCTGTCCCGCGATAGGCGGGCGTGTTGGCCGAGCCCATCCTGGCCGCGATGAATGGATCGGCCCTCTGGCTCTCGTTCCCCGGATACCAGCGCCAGGTGATGCCCGTCATGTCCAGCGGCTTGCCGTCGGCCCAGATGCGCCCGATGCCGGTGATCGGGCCCTCGCACAGGGCGACCGCAAAGGACGCATAGTAGAGGTACTCGGTCGTCCGGACCCGGCCGCCGCCACCGCCCTTGCCGCCACCCTGTGTTGTGGTCTTCGTCTCCTCGCGGAAATCCGTGGCCCAGATGATGTTGCCGCCGATGCGCATGCGGCCGTAGAGGCGCGGGATGATCGCGCCTTCGGTGGCCGACGTGATGCGCAGGCTGTCGAGGCGCTGGCCTTCGATCTTCTGGGCGGGCGCCAGCGAGGACACGATCCAGCTGTCCACGACCGAACCGATGGTCGAGCCGATGAAACCGCCGATTGCGGCCCCGGAAAAGCCGAGCATCGCGCCGCCGAACGCCCCGCCGATGGCGGAACCGACGGCACCGAGGACAAGCGGGGCCATTGCGGAAACTCAGGGTTCGAAGGTTTGGGAAGTCAGCGTGCGGGGAAGAGGAAGGCGAAGGCGATGCGGCGCCGCCAGGCAGAGATCAGCGGTTCCTCGATCACGCCCAGCCGCTCGTAGGCATGCAGGAAGGTATTGGGGCCGGTGAGGATCCCGACATGCTTTGCAATGGCGCGGGGCATCATGCGGAACAGGACCAGCGCGCCGGGTGGGGCGTCTGCCGGTGCGATCTCGGGCATCATCGCACGCGCCCCGTCAGCCAGCACCTCTCGCGGCCCGGTCTCGCCCCAGTCCCGGCTGTAGGGCGGGACCGGGAACGGCTCCGGCCCCACCACCTCGCGCCAGACGCCACGCGCCAATCCAAGACAGTCGCAGCCGACCCCGCGCAGGCTCGCCTGGTCGTGATAGGGCGTGCCGAGCCAGGATCGGGCCGCGGCGATGACGCGGGCAGGATCGGCGGTCTTCACAACACCGCCCCCTCGTGACCACCGTCCTTCGTCGCGTATCGCAGGACTGCGTCCTGGCCCGGGATATGCGGGAAGCCCCGGAAGTTCGCGACATTGGCGAACTTCGTCCCGCAGGTCGCAATCCGCTTGTCGCAGCCCGCCCGGACGACGAATGCATCCGTCGCCGTGATCGGGCGGACCGGCGCCTCCAGCAGGGTCAGGATCGCCACCCCGTCGACGAGGTCATGCGACAGCACCTCGACCCGCCGCCCGGCGTTCGCGCCGCTGGTCCACTCGACCAGCCCGAAGGCAAACCAGCCCGCGGCGAAGGGGCCGAGGCCGGAAGCGGTGAAGGCCCGGTCCCGCAGCACATCAATGACCGCGCCGCTGCCCTTGAATGCCGGGGCATCGGTGTTCACGCCGCAGCGCGCATCGCCCAGCGCGGCGTCGCACGTTGCCTGAAAGGTCCGCCCGACCGTCTGGCCAAGGACATGGGCCAGCGAACGCACCTCGGCCACGAAGGCGAGCCGCCCACGCCGAATCTGGCCGATGGCCCCGCGCCGCAGCAGCACGCGCTGCTCCGGGGCCGACCAATTCACCCTCCAGACCTCGACCGCAGCATTGTCCCATCGACCGTCGAGGATGTCGGTCTCGGTGATCCGGTCGGAGGAGAGCACGCCTTGCGCGTCCTGCGCGTCCACGGAAAGGTCGGAGCCGGATCGCACCTCGGACGCCGTCAGCCCGCTTTCCGGCTCGAACTCGGTACCGTCGAACGACAGGGGCAGGTCGTGGTCGGTGAAGCCGAAGGTCACGCCGTCGGCGCGTGTGATGCGCCAGCACCAGGCGAGTGTCGTCGTGCCCTCGTCGAGATGGGCCTGCAGGGCGGTGGGCAAGGATTTCACTGGCAAGTTCCCGTCATGCAGTCGTCGATATCGGCAATCCAGCCGGCCCAGTCCGGCGGGAGCCCGGCCACCGAAGCGGCCGGCGGCCGCCCCAGCCGCGCCTCGGCATAGGCGACGCAGCCGGCGTCACCAGCGCCCGTCGTTGCGCCGCAGCCGGTCAGCAGGATCGCCAGCGTCGCGGCCATCGCGCACCGCGGCCCGCCCGCGCTCAAGCCGCCGCCACTCGTCCTCCATCGCATCGCGTTCCGCCTCCCGTCTCCCTACGCGGAACCCCTCCGCGCGTCCCCAAACCCGGCCGAGCAGCAGGCCCGCCAACGCCGCCGCTGCCGCCAGCCCCAGGATCGCCTCACTCATCGCCGCGGAACCCGCGTTCCAGCCGGTCGCGCAGACCGATCAGGCCCAGGCCGAGGGCAATCAGCGCGGCAGGCGAGGCATCGCCGGAGCCGGCAAGCAGCGCGACCAGCCGGGCCAATTCCTCGAGCGGCCCGGTGGCGGGCAGTGCGAGAGAGGCGGCGCCGGTCGCAAAGGCGAGAAGCCCCGCCCACCAGGTGAGCGAGGTCGGACGGATGTAGCGCATGGGATCAGACCCTCCGGATCAGGTTTGAGAAGAAGGCTGCCAGCCGGGCGAGCCAGCCGGAAGGCGGCCCGGGTTGTTGCGGCGGCGATGCAGGCGGCGCAGCGGGAGCCGCCCCGCCTGCGGTCCCGCCAAGGGCGGCCAGAACCTCGGCCTCGGTGAGCCGCGCGACCGCGCCGCCGAGGCGGCCCTCGCTATCGGCGCCGTAGACGGACACCTGCCCGGACGGATAGCTGCCGGTCAGGAACAGCACGCGTTCCTCCTCGCGCCGCCGCCTGAGGCCTTCCAGCACCCGCCCGCCGGCCCGGTTCCAGGCGCGGAAGGCATCCGCCGCCGCCTGTCGGTTGCCCGCATTCAGATGGCGGATCACGCTCGACCGCGCGAGCGCCGCAGGGCCGATGTTGAAGCAGAGACTCACGAGCGCATCCCACTGGTGCTGCTCGAGCAACACCTTTGCCGCCTGCCGGACAGCCGCCTCGTAAGGTCCGAGCCGGGCGCGGAAGATGCGGAAAGCCTCTGGCAGGACGGCGCGCCAGTCGCTCGGCATGCCGCGCGGCATGAGCCGCGGATCAGGCGCAAGGCCCGAGGTCTCGGCATGGCCAATACCCCAGGTCCAGACGCCCACGGCGTCGCGATAGGGCGCAGGAACGATGCCCTCGTGACGCACGATCGCCACGAGGCCGCGATGGCTGGTCTGCATTGGTCACCTCAGGAGCGAGAGGAGGAGGATCAGCCCCGCGAGGGCGAGGCCGATGCGGAGGCGGTGTCGGAAGGCCTGGCCGGGATCGTCAGGATCGCACCGCAGCGCGCGTGCAAAGCGCAGAAGGTCATGCATCGCCGTCGCCTTTGTGGGCGCTGCGCAGGCGGGCAAGCAGCACCTCGATGAACGCCGGCCCGAAGACGCCAACCAGATAGGCGGCCGATCCCGCCGCGCCGCCGGCCGGAATCGCCTCGGGCGGCAGCGCCAGCCACCGCGTGATGAAAGCCATCGACAGGCTGCCCATCCCTGCCGAGATCAGGCCGCCAAGCAGGATGTGGCGCAGCGCGTCGCGCAGCCGCATCCGGGTCGTCAGCGCATTGGTCGCGCCCCCGAGCGCGCCCCAGGCCGCCAGAATCACGGCGGTGGAGGCGAGCAGCTCCTTCAGCGCCGCCGCCAGAAATCCGGTTTCCTCGTTCATCGTCGGATCTCCAGAAGCGGGATGGAGGCGATCGAGCCCAGCCGCTCGAGGTCGAGGGTGACGTCGAGGGCGTCGGTGTCGAAGCGGACGGGGACGTCGAATTCGAAGCCTCCGGTGATGGCCACGCCCAAGGCCGGGGCGGTGGCGAAGGTGACGAGGCCGGTGGCCGTGGAGACCGACCAGTCGGAGGCTTGTGGCGTGCCGTTCAGGGCGATGGTCACGGTTCCTGCGACAGGTTTGGTAATGACCCGCGTCCAGGATTGCGCGCCCGAGCTGTAGCGCTTGGCCAGTTGGAACTGGGTCGTGCTGCCGTTACCGGTGCCGATGGGTTGATCGGTCGGGCCCGGGGTTTGTGACGGCAGGCAAGACTTGTGGTCGGCCCAGTCCTTGAACCTGAAACCGTGCAGGCGGCCGTTGCGGGCCTCGAAGAAGGCCACGACCGCCGCCAGATCGTCGGCGCGGCGGATGCCGTAGGCCACATCGTAGCGGCGGCGCGAATTGGCCCAGCTGGCGTTGCGTTCCTCGTCGCCCGAGGCCAGTTCGACGATCTGCGTGCGCCGCTCGGGCCCGCCGCGCGCGCCCCGGCTGATGTTGTCGGGAAACCAGACCTCGTGAAATGCCATCGTGGATTCTCACATGCCGCGTCGCCCGAGCGACACGGCGCGGGCGATGTCGCTCGCGACCTGGGTCCGCGACTGCCGGAAGCTCTCGGCGTCGCGGGCCATGATCGTGACATTGACGGTCGAGGCGCCCGCCTGGCCGTAACTGCCCGCCTCGCGCCGGGAGAGAACCCGCTCCCCGCGTTGCAGGATCGCGGGCACCTCGTCGGGGCGCAGCCCGGCCCAGCCCCCGTTGTGCATGCGCGGGGCATTGGCGAAGGGGAGCGCCGGGACCATCCGGCCGGGGCCGGCCATGCCCACCGTGCCGCCTGCGTGCAGGATGTTCGCGAAAATCCCGCCCGCGCCGCCCAGCACGCCGGAAAGGGCGTTTGCGATGGGGCCAAGGATGAAGCGCCGGGCGGCGAGCTTCGCGAGATCGGCGATCATCGAGGTGACCAGATCTCGGAAGTCGAGCTTGCCGGTCTTCACGAAGTCGCCGATGGCATTCTCGGCGCTCTGGAACGCGCCCACGAGGGCGCTGCCGATGTCCCCGCCGATGTCGCGCGCCTTGGCGGCGTAATCGGCGAGTGCTGCCGTGACGGCTTGCCAGCCGGTCAGCGCCTGTTCCGCTCCGGCGGCCGTGTCGGACCCTGCCTGCCGCCCGGCCGCACCGGCGCGACCTGCGGCCCCGCCGGTCTCGTCCAGTTCGTCGCCCAATGCTCCGGCCGCAGCAGCGGCGTCCGCCAGAGCGGTCTCGGCGTCGGCCCCCGTGCGGGAGACGGCATCCTTCAGCGCCTGCCAGCTGGCGAGCGGCCGACCGGCGGCGTCAGCGAGCATCCCGGCCGCCTCGCGATAGCCCTCGGCCCGGGCGCGTGCGTCCTCGGCCATGGTGCCGAGACCGAGATCGGGCGGTTCGAGATAGGTCCGCGACAGCGCTGCCGAGAAGGCATCCGCGGCGGCAGCACTTGCGGCCGTTGCCGCGCCTTCGAAGGGATTGCCGATGCGCCCCAATTCCACCGGGTCGAGGGTGCCGATCCGCACGCCGCCTTCGCCGGTCGCCCATTCGGGGAGCAGCGCGAGGGCGGCGTTCAGGGTCTCGATGAAGCTGTTGATGCGCGTCACGACGCCGTTCAGCATCGCCTCGACGCCCGAGATCAGCCCGTTCGCGGCCTGGAAGGCGAAGTCGCCGATGGCGCCGGGCAGGCTGCCCCAGATCGCCACTGCTGCATCATAGGCCCCCTGGAAGATCGCCGCCGTCCGGTCGCCGAAGCCGACGACGCCCGCGATGGTGCCCTCGAAAGCCGAGAGACCCGCCGCCTTCAGCCCTTCCCATCCGGCCGCCATGCGGGCCAGCGCGGCGTCGAGCGCGAGCCCGATCCGCGACCAGACCTCGCGGGCCAGATCGCCCAGCAGCCGGAACGCCTCGCCCACACCGCCGACCCGGGCGACGAGTTGCGAGAACTGATAGATCAGCTCGCCCGCGCCGACGATCAGGGCTCCGATGCCGGTGCGGATCAGGGCGCCCCGCAGAAACACGAGCGCCGTCGCGAGGCCGCGCACCGACAGGGCTGCGGCAGCCATTCCCGCCACCCAGCGCCCAGCCATGACGGCCGCAAAGGTCGCGGCATAGGTGGCCAGCCGCCCGAGGTTGTCGAAGAGCGCCGTGATCGCCTGACCGATGGGGCCCGTCGCCCGCGCCATGTCGGCGAGTTTTGTGGCGATGGTTTCCAGCGCCGGGGCGACGGCCACGGTCAGCCGGTTCACGAGGCCGGTCCAGATCAGGCCGAGGCGCGCGATGGCGTCGCCCGTCCGCTCGATCTGGGCGGCATCCGCCGCGCTGACCGCCACCCCGAAGTCCTGCACGTCGCGGGCGGCATCGCGCAGCGTGGCGCTGTCGATCCGCAGGAACGCGAGCGCAGCCCGGTCGCCGAAGAGGTCGGAAGCCACGGCCGCACGTTCCGCCTCGGGCACGAAGCGGTTCAGCGCGTCCTGAATGGCGACGATCCGCTGGTCGAGCGGCAAGGCTTGCAGTTCCGCCGCCGTCAGGTTCAGCCGCCGCAGCGCACCGACGGCCGCGCCCGAGCCGCTGGCGGCCTCCGACAGGCGCGTCGTCAGCTTCTTCGTCGCCTGCTCGATCTCGCCCATCGAGACGCCCGCCAACTCCCCGGCTTGAGCCAGGGTCTGGATGCTCTAGACACTCGTGCGCATCGACTGCGCGAGCTTGGCCTGCGCATCGATGTTCGCAAGCCCCGAGCGGACCATGGCCACCCCGGCCGCCGCAGCCGCCGCAGCGACCGCCGCCAGCGCGATCCCCGCCCGGCGCGCGAAGCTCGCGAGGCGCGTGTTGGCCAGTTCCATCTCGGTGGACAGGCGGCCGAACCCGCGCGAGCCGGCCTCACCGATGCCTTCCAGTTCGGCACGGACCTGGCGGCCGCCGACCGCGGCGAGGCGGACGGAGACGCGTTTCTCGGCCATTCGGGTTCTCTCGGGATGATGTCGGACTCAAGAGCGGCTCACCGCCCCCTTGAAATATGTATCATGACGTGATACATGCCCTCATGATCGTCAGCACGAAGGGCAAGCTCGCGGCGAACGCGGTGGCAGACCGGTTCGGCAAGGGTTTCCCGGCCGACCTGGTCAGGCGGACGCGGGCGATGCTGTCGGCACTCGATGCCGCCGTGGTCCTCGAGGATCTCCGGTTTCCACCGGGCAATCACCTCGAGGAACTGAAGGGCGACCGCGCTGGGCAGCATTCGGTGCGTATCAACGGCCAGTGGCGCATCTGCTTCGTGTGGACCGATCAGGGACCGGCCGATGTCGAGATCGTCGACTACCATTGAAAGGACGCGACATGACACTGATGAAGCACCCCTCTCACCCCGGCGAGGTCCTCTCGGAACTCTACCTCGGGCCGCTCGGCCTGAGCCCGATCGCGCTCGCCAAGCGTCTTCACGTTCCCCGCACGCGGATCGAGCGCCTGGTGAAGGGTGAAACCGCGCTCACCGTGGACACTGCAATCCGGCTCGCGACGTTCTTCCGCACGACCCCGGAATACTGGATGAACCTGCAGCGGGCCTGGGATCTCGCCCGGGCGCGCGACATGATCGACGTCTCAGACATCACGCCCCTCGAGGCCGCCTGACTTCATCTGTTCGTTGAGCTTCGCCACCATCGCCGCCTCGATGACGGGCAGCAGTTCGGCTGCTGCGGCAGCAGGCACCCCGAGAGCTTCGCCAACCGCGAGTGCCGAGGTCAGGTCCCAGCCGACGATGGCGCCGGGGATCACCCGCAGCTGGCCCCCCAGCCGGCCGACCAGGTCCCAGACCTGCCAGCCCTCATGGGTCAGCGGTCGGTTCAGCCGCGCGGGACATTCCGTGCACGTTTGCGGGCACGCTTCGCAGTAGCGATCGCCCCCGCCGAAGTGCCACTCGGCGAGGACGCAGAGGCGTTTTTTTCCTGTTCCAGCAGCAGGCCCTTGGAGACGTAGGTCAGCTGGAAGGCCTCGAAGATCGGCCAGATGTCCAGAGCCGCGTCGATGGCCTCCGGGCTCGGGTCGATGGGATTGCCGTCCGCGTCGCCGATGCCCTCCCAGGCAAGCACCGCGCGTCGGGCCAGTGCCTTGGCGAAGGCGACGGCGCGTTCCTCGTCACTCGCATCTTCCGGCACTGCCTCGACAGCCGGATCGCTGCGCGTCGCCACCATCAGCGCTGTGGTCAGCGGGCGGAGTTGCACCCGGACGCCGGGGGCGAGGGCGTGCCAGCGCGGCGCGTTCGTCAGGTCGAGCGTGAGCATTGTCTTATGAATCTCCTCGGTTCTCGGGATACTCGGGAGCCATGGCCCGCCACGCCATTTATGGCGGGCCATGGCGGCGGTCGGATCGTGTCAGCAAAGGTCAGCGGGACCGGTATTGAGTGGGATCGGCCGCCGTCTTCACCCAGGGCCTGAACGGATACGCGTGCTTGCGTCACGCATGACAAGGATAGGACACGGCGAAGATGACGGAGCACACGATCGGGATCGACATTTCCAAATCCCACCTCGATGCATTCGATCTGGAGGGGAATGAGGCGAGGCAGTTCGAGAATTCGGCACAGGGCGTGCGCGCCCTGCAGAAATGGCTCGCCCCACTGGACGTGACGCGCCTCGTGTACGAGGCGACAGGGCCTTATCATCGTCGCCTGGAGACGGCTCTCTCGGGCAAGTTCCCGCTCGTGAAGGTCAACCCTCTGCAGGCGCGGCGCTTCGCGCAGGCTGTCGGAACGCATGCCAAGACAGATGCGGTGGACGCCCGCTGTCTGGCGCGCATGGGGGTCGCGTTGGAGCTGGAGCCCGACGAGCCCGTTTCTGAAAACTTGCGCGATCTTCGTGACTTGCAGACGGCGCGAGCCGCACTGATCAAGGAGCGGGGGCGTCTGCGTAAACCGCCGCCTGATCCTGACCAGCGCCCTGCTGAGGCGTCAGACCAACGCACGCCTCGTCCTGGTCGAACGGCAGATCGGCGAGCTTGACGCCGAGATCGGACGGCGCATCGCCGAGGATACGACGAGCGCACGCAAGCGCGACATCCTGAGCTCGATCCCCGGCATCGGGCAGATTGCCGCCGCTGCAATTCTCACATTTCTCCCGGAAATCGGCACGCTCGGGCGAAAGCAGGCTGGAAGCCTGGCCGGGCTGGTTCCTCACAACAGGGAGTCAGGCCAATGGAAGGGCAAGTCCTTCATCAGCGGCGGACGAAAGCCGCTGCGCGACGCGCTCTACATGCCCGCTCTGGTCGCCATGCGGTTCAACCCGGATCTCAAGGCCAAGTATCAGCAACTGCGCGAAGCCGGAAAGCCCGCGAAAATCGCACTCGTCGCGCTCATGCGGAAGCTGATCGAGATCGCGAATGCCCTGGTCAAGGCCGACCGCCTGTGGGCGGAAAAACCCGCTTGCGCATGACGGATACTCAATACGTCTCCACATCGTTCACGAGGGTTGCCGTGCACATCCGTCCGACGACACTGTCGCGAGCGGCCTGCCAGTCGAAGGTCGCCTGCACCCCCTGCGGCCCGGAGATCTCGATGCGCGGGCGCGGCAGGTAGACGGCATGCACGGTGAAGGTGAAGCTCTCGCCGGAAGGCAGGCTGTAGGAGAACTCCATCTCGCAGGCCTCGCCGTTGATCGCCTGCGTCACCAGTGTCTGGTCGGCGAAGCGCACCTCGATCCGGCCGGTCAGCGCCGCGATGGACGGGTCCGCGCCGTCAATGCGGCCATCGCTCCGGATGGTCTCGATCCGGTCGAGGTTGTTGGCATAGGTGATCTCGGCCGAGACCACGTTGCCGAGTGCCGTGCCATTCCGCGTGATCGCCCCGTTGAAATGCCCGAAGCGCTTCAGCTCCAGCGCGGCGGGTGGTGAGGCGGGTGCGCCGAACGCGCTGGTGGTCGTGCTGACCGTCTCGCCCTGCGCCACCAGCCGTGCGGTCGCCGTCAGCAGCCCCGAGCGCTGCATCTGCCAGGTCAACTGATCGAGGACGCAGCCGGAATACATCGCGTAGCGCGGCACCTCGGGCATTCCGGTCTCGATGGAGAGGCTCGGCAGCGTCCAGGCGCCGGATCGGAACTCGTGCGTCCAGGGGCCGGTGCCAGTCGTCGTCGGTGTCCCGAAGGCCGCCTTCAGCCAGAAGCCGAAGGCCTCGGCGTCGAGCGGCACGACGACGTCGCCATCGGCCGTCACCGCGTCCTTGATCGGCGCCAGCGGATCGCGGCCGTAGCCCAGCAGTTCCGAGTTCAGCAGCGGCTGCTCGGCGCCGAGCGTGGTGCTGGCAAACGGCATCTTCGTGAAGCCGCTCGCGGGCGGCGTGCCATAGACGGTCTCGAACGCAAGCGCCATTTGCGCCCGCGCCCCTTGCGCGCGTGCCATGGTGATCTCCTGTTGTCGGTTGGGTCAGCCCAGCGGGTCGGCCGTGGTGTAGTGCAGGATGACCGGGATCACGGCCCCCTTCAGACTGGCCGCGCCCTCCACGGCCAGATCGACCGACCTCGGCGCTTCCGGCTCGACCCAGTCGCAGAGCCCGCCCAGCGTACGGTCGGCGGCGAGTGCCGTGCCGATACTGGCAAGCAGCGCGTCGAAGGTCGCGTCACGGTCGGCGCCTTGGACCACCGCCTCGATCTCGGCGCGGTGCTGGTAGTGGTAGCGAAGCGGTGACAGGGTGACCTCGGGCTCCCCAGGTTCACCGTCGCGCAGGATCAGCAGCCCCCCGGCTGGCACGCGCTCTGGCAGCACCTCACCGCGGAGCGCGGTTGCGGGCAGCGCCGAGAGCCGCGCGTGCAGCGCGGTCAGGATGGTTTCGCGGGGGGTGGGCATGTCCAGACGCTCCGCGGATCGTCATTGCAAGATTAGTGCCTCAAGGCTATATAGCCTGCAGGACATGAGAACCGGATGCCGTGGACCGTTTCGTTCGCAGAGGAGTTCGAGCCGGAGTTCGACGAACTCCCGCAGGATGTGCAGGACGCGATCCTCGCGCGCGCGCTCCTGCTGGAACGCGAGGGGCCATCGCTCGGTCGACCGCATGCCGATACCCTGACAGGGTCGAAGCACGCGAACATGAAGGAATTGCGCTGCAACGCCGCCGATGGCGTATGGCGCATCGCCTTCGCATTCGATCCCGACCGGCAGGCGATCCTGCTCGTCGGCGGGGACAAGTCGGGGGTGAGCGAGAAGCGCTTCTACAAGCAGCTGATCGCCCGGGCCGATGAGCGGTTCGACCGTCATCTGGCCAATCGGAAAGGATGAGGACCATGGCACGGACCCTGAAGGACAAGCTGGCCACGCTCGATGCGGCCCGTCGCGCGGGAATCGAGGCCGAGACCGACCGGCTCCATACCGAATACCTGACGCTGCAGGAACTGCGGAAGGCCAAGGAGATGACGCAGGTCCAGCTGGCCGAAGCCCTCGGCATCCGGCAGACGACGGTGGCGAAATACGAGCGGCAGAGCGATCTGCTGCTCTCGACCCTGTCGAGCTATGTGCGCGCGATGGGCGGCTCGCTCAAGCTGATGGTCGAATTCCCCGGCAAGGCCCCTGTCGCCCTCGAGGGTCTCGGAGACACGGAGGAACCCCGTCGTCGGCGCCGCAGCGGTCGCGGCGACGGCCCTGCCGAGGCTCGCGCCTGACCGTCCAGCCCTTGGGTCTTCGACATGCGCAAGACTTCACCAATTCCGACCAGCACTCTGACCTGTCCGCATTGCGGTCGCTCGGAAACCGAAACCATGCCGACCGATGCCTGCCAGTGGTTCTACGCGTGCAAGTCCTGCGGAACCGTGCTGAAACCGAAGCCCGGAGACTGCTGCGTCTATTGCTCCTACGGCACTGTCCCCTGTCCGCCGGTCCAGCAGGGCGACCAATGCTGCGGCTGAGGACCGCGTCCTAAAGTTTTCCCTCCACCCAGTTCGCCACGATCAGCCCCGGCACGCCGTCCAGTGCCCTGTCCGCGTCCCGCGCAAGGTCCAGCCGCTTCGGCAGCTTGACCTGCGGCACCAGCAGGAAGATCGGCACCGTCGTACGCCCGCGCCCGGTCCTGGAGCGTGACGCAACGCCGAGCCCACGGCTGTTCAGCCGCCCTTCCGCCACCAGAAGGCTCGGGCCGGTGCGGCGGTAGATGAAGCGCAGCCGCAGGCCGCGTCGGCGCTCCCATTCGCCGGGAGTGATCTTGCCGCCGCGCAGGCCCCGTCCGGCGGCCTCGGTCGGGATCGCCAGCCAGAACCCGTCCTTCGAGCGGATGAGAGGCCCGGTGTCGTGGGCGCCGACGATGACCGGGGCCTTGGACCACACCAGCGCCGCGGCGTTAAGGCTCTCGCCTGCCTTTGGATAGGTCTGGCTCCGGATCGAGTTGGCGAGCCGTCGGCCGAGCCCCGCGCCGGTGATCTGCCCGCGCCAGGCGGTCTTGAGCCCGGTCCCGGCTTCGCCCATGGCGGCGGTGACGGCCTTCTCGCCCGCCTTGACCTCCGCCGCCATGGCGGCGACGAGATCGGGCGTGATGTCGAGCTTCAGCTTCATTGCGGTCAGGCTGGGCGCAGGTCCACGGTCCAGACGAGCCGCTCGCGGTCGCGAACGGGTTCGCTCTGGATCATAAAGGCCTCGCCGTCGATCTCGATGCGGTCGCCGGGGCGCGGGTTCGCCACCTCGGCCACGCGCAGATCGAGACGGGTGGTCTCGGACCAGATGTGCGCCTCGCCGAAGCCGGTGACGTCGTCCTGCCGGCGCAGGATCGCGCGCACCAGCGACGGCGCGCCACCCTCGGCGGTATAGACCACGTCCTGTGCCAGATGCGCGTCCGCGAAGACCTCGTCGAGGGCGGCGGCGAAGGCGGTCATCACGTGCGCCTGGCCTGTCGCAGCACCTGCGGGCGGGTGCAGATCGGGAGCGGATTGCTCTCGATCTCGAGCCGCACCCATTCGTCGCGGTCGCGGTCGGGGATGGTGCGGGCGTAGAGCGGCAGGCCGAGGGTGTTGACCGTCTCGAAGGTGTCGGCGGGAGCGAAGTAGATCTCGAAGAGCCCCTCGATGCCCTCGGGATAGAAGAACGCCTTGTCGGTGGGCACGGTGAAACCGACGCCGCCCCGGTAGCGGCGGAAGGTGATCCCGCCGAAGCTGACCTCGTCGGCGACGCGGCCCCGCAGGTCGGCCGCGGCAGCGGTGTTGAGGTAGGTCTCGCGCACCTCCTTGTGGGCCACGAGATCGGCGAAGAAGGCCGAGCCGCATTCGGCGCGTACCTGCACGGAGCCGGCCGAGAGCCCGCCCATCGAGTCCTCGACGCTCTCGATCAGCGCCTGGCAGCGCTTCCGCAGCGCGCCCGAGGCCGGGCTCGCGTTGTCGAGGTCGAAGTCGATCTCGGCAGCGGGCGAGATGCCGAACTCGGTGAAGTAGTTCACCACCGTGGCGTGGTCTTTCGGGTCCTTCACCAGCCCCTGGATGCCGTTCAGCAGGTGATATTCGAAGGTGGTTTCGGCGTCCTGACGGAGCTTCCGCAGTCGATACGCCACCTCGGTTTGTACCTGCTGGGTCGCGCTTTCGGAGCCGAAGTCGCGGACGGACTGGATCTCCGAGGCCCAGAGCACGTCCTGCTTCTTGAACTGGCGGCAGACGAAGGCGCGCATCTCGCGGCGCTCGGGGATCTGGCTCTCGTAGGCCGAGCCGCGCTCCGAGAACGGGATCAGCGACAGCGTGCCGTCGCGGCTCTCGATCACGACGGTGCGCGATCGCACGCCGCGGTTGGAGAAGAGGCCCGATCCCGAGAGCAGCGCCGGCTTGTAGGGGATGTTCTCGAGCGCGCGGGTAAGCTCGACGATGGTGAAGGCATCGCCTTCGAAGATGTCCATGGTGGCCATGAGGATGCCTCCTGTGATGAGCGCGCCCAGCCGTTTGCCCGCCACGCCGCTGGTTCGAGTGGCGGACAAACGGATGCCGGTCTTGCGTCCGGGCGCGCGTGGAAAAGGGAATAGGGTCAGCGGACGAGGATGCCCGCGGCGAGGAGAGCGGTATGGGCGGCCGCGATCTCTCCCTCGCTGGGCGTGCCGGCGAAGACGAGGTCGTGGCGGTTGACGATGGCGGGGCCGCGGACGACCGCGACGGCCGGGGCGTCGCCTGCCGTGGCATCCGCCTTGCCCCAGAGCACGGCGACCGCAGTCTCGGTGCCATTTGCGGCGGCCGGATCGTGCGCGGCGTACTTGCCGGACGCGGTGATCTTCCCCAGCACGGTGCCGGGCTCGAGCCTGCCAGCGGCGACGGTGATCGTCTCGCGGGTGTAGTCGCGGAAGGCCTCCCATACGAGGAAGCCGCCGGGGTGCTTGCCTTCGACCAGCGTGGTCATGGTGTCATCCTTTCAGCTTGAAGGTGCGGGCGACGATCTCGCCCCAGGGGCGCGCGGCCGAGGACCGGCCGGGCTGCGGGTGATGGGGCGCGATCTCGGGCTCGGCATCCGCCTTCGCGGCAAGAAGGCGGCTGCGCACCTCGTCGAGGCTCGCGTTCTCTTCGAGGAAGCGGCCCGCCATCTGCGGCTGGCCCGCGAGGCGGCAGAGGTCGACGACGGCGCGGGCGTGCGCCATGGCCTCGGCGCGGATGGCGGCCGGATCGGGGCCCATGTCGGGGGCTGCGCTGGCCGCGGCACCGGCGACCTCGGCCGAGGCCGGAGGGGTGTTGCCGACCGAAACGCCTGTGTCGGCGCTGTCCGGCTGCGGTGCCGGAACGGCGGCACCGGCACCGTCGTCCGCCGCGTCGCCCTCGGCCGAGGAGTTCTCAGAACCGTTCCCGTCCGGAACGGCTTCGGGCTCCGCCTCGACCAGCTGCGGCGGCGCGTTGCGGAACCGGGCGATGTCGAAGCGGGCGGCCATGCGCACCGGTTCGGCGATCCGGTCGGCGAAGCCCTGCGCCACGGCGTCCGCGGCGTCGAACCAGGTCTCGGCCGCCATCAAGGCCGCGACCTCATCGGGCGTCCGGCCGGATTTCGCGGCGTAGCCCGCAACGAGGCTGCCCTTCACCTTGTCGAGCGCCTCGGCCATGGCGCGCATGTCCTCGGCCGTGCCCATCACGAGGCCGGCGGGGTCGTGGATCATCAGGAAGGCGTTCTCGGGCATGACGATCTCGTCGCCCGCCATGGCAATGTAGGAGGCAGCCGAGGCGGCGATACCGTCGATCCAGACCGTGACGGGACCCTCGTGGCGCTTGATCGCATTGTGGATCGCGACCGCGTCGAAGACCGAGCCGCCGGGGCTGTTCAGCCGCAGATCGACCGGGGTACCGTCGGAGAGCGCTCCCAGTTCGGCCAGGAAACGCTTCGCCGAGACCCCGTAGGCGCCGATCTCGTCATAGATCGCCACTTCCGCACCGGTCCCCCGGGCGCGGATCGCATACCAGCTTGCCATGTCGTCACTCCTGTTCGCTGTCGGATCCCGGCTCCGGCCGGGCGGCGGGCGCGGCCCGCGCGCCCTGCGTCTCGCCGGGGCTGGTGCGGTAGCTGAGGCCGAGACCTGTCGCGCGCGCGGCGTCGGCGGCGTTCTCGCGGTCGACTTCCTCGATGTCGTAGCCGGTGGCCTCCACGACCTTACGGCGCGAGGTGATGCCCGCCTCCATCGCCAGGACCTGCGCCTGGATGTCCTTCAAGGGATCGACCCAGTCCCAGCGCGGCGGGATCCATTGCACCGGCCTGACCTTTGCCGGATCGGCATCGAGCGCAGCCGAGAGCACCGCCGTCTCCAGCCAGCGCAGCCAGACCGGGCGGCAGAGCTGGTGCACGATCACCCCGTGCTGCAGCTGGCCGATGCGGCGGCGGAACTCGACGAGTTCTGCCCTGAGGCTCGAGTAGTTCGCCTGCCGGACATCGCCGGTGACGAGGTGATAGGGCAGCCCGAGCGAGGCGGCGACGGCGAGCAGCGTCCGGTACTGGAACGCCTCGTAGCCGCCGCCGACATCGGCCGGAGACGAGAACTTCACGTCCTCGCCCGGCAGCAGCACCTGCATCGTGCCGGGCTCGAGGCTCGCGATGGCGGCGCCGTCCGCGTCCGCCTCGGCCTCGCCCATCATCGGCTCTTCCGGCGCGGTCTTCGTGATGAACCCCGCGAACATCGCCGCGGTCTTCTTCCGGTCGAGCTCGGCGTCGTTGTACTGGTCGAGCAGGAACAGCCGCACCATCGCCGGTGCGATATGCGGCAGGCCCCGGATCTGGCCCGCGTCGATGGGGCGGTAGACGTGCAGCACGTCCGCCGCGGGCACGCGCACCGTCTCCGGGATCACCGCGCCCTGATCGGTGCTGTCGCCCGGATGGCGCCGGCGGAAGTGGTAGGCCACGCGCTGGCCGATCGCATCGAACTCGATCCCGCAGCGGATGCGGTTGCCGGAGGGCAGTGCCTCGGTCTTCTCGAAGGGCAGCATCTCGGACTGGAGAAGCTGCAGCTGGAGGGGCACCGTGAGTCCGTCCTCGGCCCGGCGCGGGCGCAACCGGACGAAGCACTCACCCGCGACGAACATCTCGCGCGCAACCATGGCCTGAAGGCCGTAGAATTCTGTCAGACCGTCGGCGTCGGCCTCGTCGGTCCAGGCAAGCCAGAGCCGCTGCACCCGGTCGCGGAGGTCCGCGTCCCCGATGAGCGACGAGGGCTTGATCCCGTCGCCGACGAGGTTCGCGGCGAAGGCCTCGCAGGCATTGGCGGCGTAGCCGTTGGTGACCACCAGCTCGCGGGACCGCGCCAGCAGCCGCGGACCGCCCGAGGCGACCAGGGCGTTGATGTTCTCGAGCGGCGGGTTCCAGCCCCTGAGCCGGCGTTTCGCCATGGCGCCTTCGAGGCGCGCGCGCATGGGCTCAGGGCCGCCGGTCGGGCGGCGGCGGAAACGGTCGAAAAGGCCCATGGGTTCAGAGCCCCTTCGCCGTCGTCACGCGCACATGCCGGACGATCCGACGCCCCTCGGCCGCGGCGATCTCGCGGTCGAGCGCCTCGATGGCCCGGTCGATCTCTGCGACGCTGCGGTAGTCCACGGTCTTGCCGTCGTAGCTGACCCGCGCGACGCCGGAGGACCGCTGCGCGGCCAGCGCCTCGCGGCGGGCGCGGAGCTCTGCGGCCGTGGCCATGGATCACCTCATGTAGCTCGAGTGCACCGTGCGCCGGCGTGGCATCGCTCGTGTCGGGACGGATGGCACCGTTGCCGCACCGGCCTCTTGCCCGTCCTGCTTCGCCACCCCGAGCTGGGCTTCCAGATCGGCCCAACGCGCCTCCGGCCAGCGATCGGCGCCGGCGATCCAGGCCGCGGCGCGGGCATAGACCCGGCAGTCCAGCGCCTCGTTGCGCTCGCGCAGCTTCTGCCATTCGAGCCTGGCGAAGCCGCGCCGGGTCTTCACCGTCACCAGCTGCTCGGCGGTCAGCTGCTTCAGCCATTCGCCGTCCGCCCAGGCCGGCAGGTGGATCGTGCCGGGCGGGCACTTCGATGCGGCGGCGGCGATCTCTTCGGCCGTGGGGCGCTCCTGCCGCGGGAAGCGATAGGTCTCGGCCTTGAAGGTCGAGGTGGCCACGGTCCAGAGCCGGGCGCCGCGCCGGAGCCGCTTGCCCGCGACGGTGGCATCGACATAGGTCGGCCCGGTCACCGGGCTCGTCCGGGTGAAGCCCTCGACGCCCTTCACGGGCGCCACCTGCGAGAAGCCGACCTGACGGGCCCAGCCGTAGACGGCGCTGGTCTCGTAGCCGGTGTCGATGGCGAGCCGGGCAAGCGCCATTGGCTGCCCCGAGGCATGCGCCCATGTCCGCCCGAGCAGGTCGGTCAGCTTCTGCCAGCAGGCCGGATCGCCGGGCCCGCCCTCGATGACGACGTGATCGACGAGCCAGCTTTCGAGGCCCCGGCCCCAGGCCCAGACATCGACCTCGATCCGGTCCTTCTGCACGTCGGCCCCGGCCGTCAGGAACAGCCCGCCAGCGGGCACCGTGCCGGATGTCCAGCGCTCGCGCCGGTCGTAGAGCCGCTGCCAGTCGGGGGCTTCCCCGGTCTCGACCCAGGTCTCGCCGAGGATGGTGTTGCGGAACGCCCGCATGGCTTCGTCGCTGCCTCTCGCCGCCTCGTGCGCCCGCGCGATCCGCGCCCAGCTCAGCCAGCCGATGGGCGAGTAGAGCGCCGAGAGGTGGTAACCCACCGTGGTGGGATCGGCGGCCGTGGCGGTCGCCCGCCATTCGCCGCCCTCCAGCATCGCCGTCTTGTGGTGTTCCGCGATGGGTGCCTCGCACCCCTCGCAGTGATATTCCGCCGTCTCCGGCCGCCCCTTCTCCCAGCGCAGGCGCTCGAACGTCAGCCACTGCATTGCCCCGCAATGCGGGCACGGCACGAAGTACCGCCGCTGGTCGCTCGCCTCGAACTCGCGCTCGATCCGACTGAGTCCGCGGATCGTCGGGGTCGAGACAAGCAGCACCTTGCGCCGATGGGCGAAGATCAGCGAGCGCGCCTCGGCCAGCGTGACCGGATCGCCTTCCTCGTCGGCGGACGCCGGATAGGCGTCGACCTCGTCGAGGAAGATGTAGCGGGCCGGTGTGGAGCGCAGCCCGACCGCCGAGTTCGCGCCGGTCATGATCAGGATGCCGCCCGCGAATTCCTTCGACAGCATCGTGTTGCCCGCATCGCGGGATCGCGCGGGCTTCACCCGCTCCCGCAGTTCCGGGCTCTCGTCGATCAGCGGATCGATCCGCTGGCGCGAGTTGCGCTTGGCCAGTTCCACCGTCGGCTGGACCGCAAGCATGGGACCCGGCGCCTGGTGGATGACGAAGCCGATCCAGTTGTTGCCCGCCTCGGTGTTGTGCGTCGGGATCCAGCCCTTCCCGCAGAGAAACAGGTGGCTGGGAGAGTCGACCTCGATGCAGCGCACCGGCACGCTCGGCGCGGGCCGGATCGCGACAATCCGCCGGCGGCGGCTCCTCCACGGCCGCCCAGTCTCTATCGAGCGCATCCGGGCCCGCTTGCGCGAGAGCCGGAACATCGGCTCCTCGGCATAGGCCGTCCAGGACACGCGCCAGTATTCGGCCGATATCGTCGCGTTGCCGTCGGTTCCGAACACCTTGCGGCGGCTGCCCATCCGATAGATCGCGGGCTTGTATCCCAGGCCGCGGAGCAGCTCGACCATCGCATCTACGAGGCCCCGGTCGGCGTTTGAGAATTCGCAGCGCTTGCCGTCCGGCGTGATCGTGCCGTCGGAGTCCATAAGCCCGCGCACCAGTTCGAGCCGCTGCCTCCGGCTCGCCCGCATCTAGGCGAGCGGCACGTGCTTGTTGTCGAGCACGTCGAGCTGGCGCAGCCGCGTCACGAAGCGCGATCGGAAGCATTCCGAAACCGACGCGCGATCCGCACGCCGCGTCCGGAAGGTCGGGTCGATCACCACATTGGCAATCCGGCCCTTGCGCCATTTCGGCAGCCGGAACTCGGCCTCGACGCCGCAGGCGCGCAGGTGCTCGACAATCTCGGCATCCTCCTCATGGACCGAGATGTGGTTCATGATCGACGAGCCGTCGCCGAGCCAGAGCCCCAGCACATAAGGGTGCAGGATCAGGTCCTGGTCCGGCATGTCCACCGCGTCGCAACAGTCGATGGCATAGCGCCGGCGCTTGCCCGCCGCCCCGATCGTCACGCGCCTGGCCATCTGCGCCGTGGTCAGCGTTCGCGCCACGGGTCGATCGTTCGTGAAGTCCCATACCGGCCAGCGATGATCGCCATCCGCGACGATCCGTTCGCCATCGTCGAAGACTACCTCGAAGCAGGCGCGGCCGGTGAAGACCGGCGACAGGCCCATGACCCGGCATATGCGCCCGCCTTCGTCGTAGAGCAGATCGCCCGGCGCGATCTCGCCCATGGTCGTCCAGCCGAAGGGCGTGGGCACCGCGGTGTCGAGCGCGAGCGGCGCGCCCACCTGGGCCGCCTTCATGAACACGACCCGCTGGGCCGGATCGCCCGGCGACAGCCGGTCCATGATCTCGCGCATGTAGGGCGTACGCGCTGTCCGGTACTGGCCCGGTTCGGCGGAGGCGCGCGACCCCAGCCGCCGATGCCGATCCGCCCATTACGAGACCGTCAGATCCGGATCGGGGCGGATGCCGCTGCGCCACGCCCGAAGAAGTCCCTCCGCTCCGTCGAAGTCGAACGCGCTTTCACCCGAGCCTCGGCCGGACGTCGGCAAGGCTTTCGAGCTGGGCGCGGACATGGGTTTCGAGCAGTCTCTGGATCAGCGCGGCCGTCACCGCAGATTGCGTTGTGTCGCGTGCCGTGCTCTGCCCGTCGCCCAGCGTGGCGGTCAGCTCCGCCGCGATCACGGCCGCCACTCGCGAAGGCCAGGTCACCCACCCGTCCCGTTCCTCCCGCGCCAGCCGGAACATCAGCGTCTCGGCCCGGGCGCGGTCGACCAGTTCCCCCTTCAGCTTCTGGAGCCGGATGCGCCGCTCCTGCGCCTTCAGCACCTCGTTCGCGGTCTTGGCCTGCAGGAAGGTGGTGCCGCCTCCAACAGCCGGAGCGGTCAGTCCCTGTTCCCGCAGCGTGTCGCCGACGGCGGCGACGGCAGCCTCGGGCACGGGCTTCAGCTTCGGCGCGGGCGGTTTCCGCGTCTTCGACGGGTCCGTCGTTTCCGCCCGTCGCGCGTCGCTGGCGGCCGCGTCGATGGAGCCGTCCGGGAACAGCACCAGCCGCTCGGCCGCCTTCGCCTTCTGGATCGCGCCCCGAGACAGCCCGACATGGGCGGCGTAGGCCCGCTCGCTCATGCCCTGCATCGACGGCTCCGATTATCGTTCAAAGACAGATGCTTATTCGCTTGATGGGTGGCGCGGACAGAGCGAACACAGTCCCACGACGACGATGCAACCCGGCCCGAGGAGCCCCGACCATGACCGACCCTGCCACCACCACCGACCTCATCCGCGCCGCCGCCCATGCCCTGATCCGCCGCGACACGCTGGAGATCGAAGGCCTCGCCCGCATCAGCGACGGCTGGCTGCAGAGCGACGAGGAGGCGGATGCGCAGCGCCTCCTCCTGCAGGCGATCCTCGAAGCCGCCTGCCTGCTCGAGGGCGAGCCGAGCGAGTTCGAAACCGCGCTCGAAGACGTCTGATGCGCACCGGTACCGGAAGGAGGCCCGCCATGACCCGCCGCTCGAACGAAGCCCTCGATGCCTTCCTCGCTGCCAAGGCCGAGATCGACGCGATGCTCGCCCGCCTGCAGGCGCTCAGCGACGACCATTTCGACGCCCAGCCCGACGAGGTGAACTGGGGCCATGTCGGCACCCTCGAACACTACGCCGAACTTCTGAAGCGCATCACCGACAGCGCCTTCGGCGAGGGCGAGCACGCGGAGTGACCGGCATGGAAGCCTCGACCATCCGCATCGCCATCCGGGACCTGCCGGACCGTTTCGACCGCAGCCGCATCCCCAGCGTCCTCGACGAACTCAAGGACGCCCTGCTCGAGGAGGCCGGCCTCCACGCCCGCGCCCATGCCGACAGCTTCGTCATCGCTCTGGAGGTGCCGACCCGAAGCCTCCTCAAAGCCGCAACCACCTTGAGAAGCCTCAGGCTGCTCTGACTTCCGGCACCGCCGGAACTCCGGCCGCGCACCCTGCGCGGTGAGCCCGAACCGTGGCCCCAGTGGGGCCGCGTAAGTCGGGCGAACGGGTCGTAGAAGGCCGCGACGGTCGCGGCCTCCCAAGGAGACGACCCCATGACCAGGCTTTCCGACACTCAAGCCTTCATCCTCGGCGCCGCTGCGCAGCGCGAGGACCGCAACGTCCTGCCGCTGCCCGGCTCGCTTCGCGGTGGCGCCGCCGCCAAGGTGGTTAGTGCGCTCCTCTCCCGCGGGCTGATCGCCGAGACCACGACCGACAGCCGGACCAGGGCCGACGCAGCCCTCAACCGCTTCTGGCGCAACGACGAGGACGGCCGCGCCATTCTCCTTCACATCACGGACGCGGGCCTCGCCGCCATCGGCGTCGAGCCTGAGGGCCGCGACAGCGCGCCTGCGGGCTCCGACGAGGCGCCGACCGCAGAGGCCCCGAAGGACGCTCTGGCCGAGGCCGACCCCGCGCCCAAGGCGCGCGCACCGCGCGCAGGCACGAAGCAGGCCAAGCTGATCGAGATGCTCCGCGCGCCGGACGGCGCGACCATCGACGAGATCGTCGCCGAAACGGGCTGGCAAGCTCACACTGTGAGAGGCGCCCTGTCCGCCGCGCTCAAGAAAAAGCTGGGCCTGATGATTACCTCCGAGAAGATCGAGGGGCGCGGCCGGGTCTACAGCCTGCCGCACGACTGACCCAGCACACCAGAACGATACAGAAGAAGCCGCCGTCCCGCATGGGGCGGCGGTATCTCATCGTACCCCGCGAACCCGGATCGCCTCGAACAGCCGCCGCAGCAGGTAACCCCGCGCCAGCGAGACGCCGACGAAAGCAAGGCCGATGGTCAGATGCTCCGCGAGACCCGTCTCGATCCCGAACCACGGGAACACCAGGATCTGCGTGGCGATGGCCAGCACATAGCCGACGACAACGTTCGCCGCCGCCTCGACCATCGACATGGTCCGGCTCTGCTTCATCGAAGGCTCTCCAGAAACGCCCTCACGAACTCCGCCGCGAGCGGCGGCACGATCGCATTGCCGTAGCCCCGCAGGAGCCCCATGCGTCCGGATATCCCATCAGCCAGCGGGAATGTTCCGGACTCAACGGGCCGCCAGCGGCCATCGCGGCAGAGGAGCCAGTCCGGATCTCGCCAGACGCCGTCCGTCGCGCCGGTCCCGGCGGGGTCGGCGAGGTCGACCAGTCCACCAGCTTCACCGTGCGGCGGCTCGCATCGGTGTTGCCGGCCGCGTTGTACCGCTCCGTCGCGGGCGAGCCCGCCATCGCCGTCGGCCAGCCCGCCAGCCAGACCTGCCGGCCGAGCAGCGCGTTGATCGGCACTGCCCGGCATTCCGATCCGTCCTTGTGATCCCGCGCGGACGCGGTGGCCCAGCCCGCCCGGTCCCAGGGCGACGGCGCCGAAGAACAGCCGCTGGCGGATGTGCGGGGCGCCGACGCTCGCAGCCGGCAGATCGGCCGCCGCGACGGCGTAAGATGCCGCTTCCAGGTCAGCCGCCAGAGCGTCGAACCACGCCCAGCCAGCCGCGCCCTCAGTCGTCGTTCCAGCCGCGCCGCCAACCGGTCCGAGCACTGCCGCGCTGGCGACCTGTTCGCCGAAGACGAGCCCCGGTCGGCAGTCTGCGACGAGACGCAGGAAGGCGGGCGCGAGATGGCGGTCATCGTCCTGTCCCTTGCGCTGCCCGGCCTGGCTGAAAGGCTGGCAGGGCGGCGAGCCGGTCCAGACCGGCAGATCCTCGGCCACGCCAGAAAGGCGCAGCGCATGGGGCCAGCCGCCGATCCCGGCGAAGAAATGACACTGCGCGAAGCCGCGCAGGTCGGCGGGCTCCACCTCCAGGATGGACCGTTCGTCCACCTCGCCATCGGGCAGCAGCCCGGTCGCGATCAGCTCCCGCAGCCAGGCGCAGGCCGCGGGATCGGCGTCGTTGTAGTAGACGGCCATCAGGCAGCGGCATCGGCGTCGTCGCCCAGCCGCTCGGTCCTCACCTCAACGAAGGTCCGACCGTCGCCATCAAGGATCGCATTGCGGCCGGTCTCCGCCTGCCAGCGTTCCACGGCGACATCGACATAGGCCGGGCTGATCTCCATCGCGAAGACGCGGCGGCCGTTGGCCTCGCCCGCCATGATCTGCGAGCCGGACCCCGAGAACGGCTCGTAGCAAAGGCCGCCCCGCGCCACGTGCTGGCGCATCGGGATCCCGAACGCATCGAGCGGCTTCGGCGTCGGATGGTCGGGCCGGTCGTCCTTGGCGAAACTCGGCAGCGCCCATGTCGACGGCAGGGTTTCTTCCGCCACCTTGGGTGGGCGGTTCGGCCGCCGCCAGCCCATGAAACAGGGTTCGTGCTTCCAGAGGTAATGCGACCGGGTCAGAACGCCCCGTTCCTTCACCCAGATGATCTGCTGATGGACGAAGGCGCCCGCCTTTTCCCAGCAGGCCTCCAGCATCGCCTGGCGGCGCGAGGCATGCCAGCAGTACCAGGCGGCATCCTCGGTGATCGCCTCGGCGACTGCCGCGGCGATGAACCCGTCGTAGAGCTCGGCCCCTTGGCTGCTGTCGTCCCAGGTGGTGCCGTAGGACGCGGACCAATCCTTGTTCCGCGTCGGATGGTTCGAGCCGTCGTAGTCCACGAGATACGGCGGGTCCGTCGCGAACAGGACCGCGCGTTCGCCGTTCATCAGGCGGCGGACGTCGTCGTGGTTCGTGCTGTCGCCGCAGAGCAGCCGGTGATCCCCGAGGATCCACAGATCGCCCGTGCGCGAGGCCGGATTCCGCGGCGGCTCGGGGATGGTCACCGGCGGCACGGAGCCCCCGGCGCCACCTTCTTGCCCGTCCCCCTCCGGCGTAAAGGCCAGCAACTTGTCCAGCTCGCCGTCCGAGAAGCCGACCAGCGACAGGTCGAAATCCTCGGCCAGCAGCTCGTTCAGTTCCGCCGAGAGCAGCGCCTCGTCCCATGGGCTCTCGGCAAGCCGGTTGTCCGCGATGCGATAGGCCCGCCGCTGCGCCTCGGTCAGGTGCCCGAGCACGATCACCGGCGCCTCAAGCAGCCCGAGCTGCGTCGCGGCCAGAACGCGCCCGTGCCCCGCGATCAGTTCCCCGTCCTCGGCCACGAGGCAGGGCACGGTCCAGCCGAACTCGGCCATGCTGGCCGCGATCTTCGCGACCTGGTCGGGCCCGTGCAGCTTCGCGTTCCGCGCGTAGGGTTGCAGGCGCGACAGGGGCCAGTGTTCGATCCGCTCCGGGGCGAAGGCGAGGGTCATGCGGGTTCCTGGCGATCTTGGGTCGGCATCGGCCGGGTGGATTCCCCCGCGGCGGGGTCCACCGGCTTCCGGCCGGACTCCGGCATCCGCGGGGCATCCACCCCGGGCGGCCGGTCAGGTGTTTGAATTCACGAGGGTTTCGGGGCGTCCTGGTTGGACGCTGGACTCCGGCGGCTTCCCAAAAATCCGGCCTGTCGCTGGCGATGCGCCGCGCCAAGCCCGCCAGCATAGGTTTCGGCCCGGAAAGGAACCGGAAATCAACGGCCTGGCGGCCCGGACCCCGGCCGGACCCCGGAAGCCGGCCCCGGTATCCACCTCGGGGTCGGCGCCGGTCCATCCGAGCGCACGACCCCGAGCATGACCCGAAGGTAGCGGCCGGCGGCGCCGGCGTGAACCCTTCACGATGTCTCGCGGAAAATGCGCTCACGGCACGATTTTCCTTGACAGCCGGTCGGCCCGCTCGACCACGAAGCGCCGCCCGCGCTTCGCGGGCACCGCTCTGCCGTTCAGGCGCCAGACGATGCAGGCCAGCCCGTAATCGCGGCGGCGCACCGCTTCGGCGCGGCTGATCGCGTGGCGGTGGGCGATCTCCTTCCACGGCCGGCCCTCGGCGCGCGCCCAGAGGAGGCGCGCGATCTCCGGCTCGAGCCAGCGCAGCCAGAGCGCGGCTTCCTCCGCTTCGTCGATCATGCGGGGCGTGGGCAGCGGCCGGCGCAGGCGCGGCTCCTGGCCGACGAGATCGCCGAAGCTGTGGCGGTACTCGGGCCAGGTGCTGAAGAAGCCCTGCGGCCGGACGGCGGGCTGCGACCGGAACACCTCGGCGGCCAGTTCCAGCCGGTCCTGCACCCGTGCCATGGTCCAGTCAGTCACCCTTCGGGTCCTCCCCGGTCCGCGGCAGGGGGCCGTAGAGCCGCTCGCCAAGCTGGCGGACCAGTTCGCGCTCGGGCCAGGCGAGCCGCGGGTCGTCGAGCGCCACGGCGAAGAGCCGCAAATCGCGCCAACCCTCGCGCCGGACCTGCTCCGGATCGCGGCGCCTGCCGCCGTAGCCATGGGGGTGCCAGCGCATTGCCTTCATCGCTGAACCTCCGCCAACAGCGCGGCATAGCCGATGACATCGACGAGGCTGTCGCGATGTGTCGGATCATGGGCGAGCCGAACGAGTTTCAGGTCGATCATGCACAGCGCGACCTCGGCAGGCGTGACGGCGCGGCCGAGCGTCAGGCTCCATCGGGCCGCGACAGCCCGCAGGGAGTCGGCGGCCGGACCATAGGTCTCGGCACGTGCCTCCAGCACCTGGGCCGCGTGGTCGAGGATGGCGGGGCGGGTCATGCCAGGCCCCCGTTCGTCTCGATCGCCCAGAGCAGGATGGCGATGGCGTCGGCCTCGTTGTCGTCGGCCGGGCTAAAGCCGCGGGCGCGGACGGCGGCGACGACGTCGTCCTTGCCGGCGTTGCCCTTGCCGCAGACGCAGCGTTTCCATGTTCCGACCGGAACGCCCTCGTAGGGGATGCCCCGCAACTCGGCCCATGTCGTCAGCGTCGCGAGGAGACCTCCAAACACATGCGCCGCATCGGTGCCCGCATGGCGGCGGACTTCCTCGAACCAGATCGCGGCGATGGGCCCGGACAGCCGATCGAGTTCGGTCAGCCAGTTGGCGAAGCGGAGAAACCGCATGCCGCCGCCGTCGAAGCGGCCGGGTCGAAAGCTGACCGTGCCACTGGTGATCAGTCCGTCATGGCCGCGGAGCGCCCAGCCGGTCGTGGTGCCGAGGTCGAGCGCGAGAATGCAGGATTGGCTGATCGCGCCCGGTTCGGGGCGGACGTCCTGCGCGGGGATCGGTGTGTTCATCGTGAAGGCTCACGTGGCTCGTGGGCCTTCGGCTTCGGTCGCGGACAGGGAATCACGCCGGGGACTCTCGATCAAGAGAATTGCGCCGACCCGCGTCGCTGTCCCACCTGGTCGTGCGGTGTCCCACTTGCCGACCGAAGTGGGACGCCGGATTTTCCTTTCAGAACAAGAGGGTGTCCCACCTGTCCCACTTGTCCCACTTAATTTCCTTACATCGCATGAGGAAGAATGGGGTCGGCCAGGACACATACGTTCAATACAAAAGGGAAAGAAGTTGGCGGTCCAAGTGGGACAAGTGGGACAGGATTGATTTCAAATGGCTTTTTCTGTCCCACCTCGGGCCTGAAGTGGGACAGGCCGCGAAGTGGGACAGCGGCCAAACGAAAACGGGGCACCCGGATGGATGCCCCTCGGTGCCCGGCACGACCGATGCTCCGTCAGCAGGCCTGCCGTTTCCGATAACGCCATTCGCGGGTCGCTCCCGCTCCGCTGCGATACCGCTCCCAGTCCCTCGACTTCAGCCAGGCCCCCACGCGCATCTGGTCGCCCTTCGTCCATTTCGCCGGCTCGATGCCGAGCGCGCCTTCGAGGATCTCGCCCACCGACACGTCGCGGATCGGCTCGGCACGTTCGAACTCTTCATCCTGCCAATCGTCCCAGCCCGCGTGGCCGCGATTGACGCTGCGGGTGTCGTGCGTCAGCCACCGGTCGATCCGCGCGTCCCAGGCATCCGCCTGGTAGCGTGCCTCCTGCGCTGCGGCGGCCTCGGCCAGGATCGCCGGGTCCTCGATCCACCAGATCGCGCCGGCGCGGAAGCGGTGCACGGCTTCGGCCCAGAGCTGGTCCCGGTCGCGGGCGAGCGCCGCGATGTCTATGGTGCCGCAGCGGAGCGGCCAGAAGCGGCGGTTGCCGGTCTCGTCGCGCAGATAGGTGTCGGGATTCACGGTGCCGGCGAACACGCACTGGCGCGGAACCTCGACGGTATGGCGGCCATAGGGCGGGCGGAAGCGGTCGGTGGTGCGGGTCAGGAACGCCTTGATGCGCGAGACCTCGGCGCGGCCGATGGCGTCGAGTTCGGCAATCTCCACGATCCAGACGCCCTGCATGTGCAGCGCGGCGTCCTTGGACCCAAGCTCCGGCAGCTCGTCGGTGAACCATTCCTCGCCGGCCAGCACCTTGATCGCAGTGGATTTGCGCGCGCCCTGCGGCCCCTCGAGGATCAGCATGTGGTCGGCCTTGACGCCGGGGCGGTAGATGCGGGCGACGGCCGAGATCAGCCAGAGTGCGCCGATGGTGTGATTGAACGCGGTGGGTTCGGCTCCGAGATAGGCGCTGGTCCAGGTCTCGATCCGGGGCGTGCCGTCCCATGTCAGGGTGTCGAGCCAGTCGCGGACAGGATGGATGCGCAGTTCGCGGGCGACAGCGCCGACAGCGCGGCTCACGACCACCGGCGCCACGTTGATGCCGCGCAGCTGCAGCCACTCCGCGGTGCGGATGTCGTCGGCGTCCTCCCAAGGACGCGGCAGCGACGTGGCGACGCCATCCCACGGCAGCGGCTGGCGCACGACGATCTCCTGCCCGAACTCGTCGAAGGCGAGAACGCCGGCAAATGCTGGATCGGAGGTCAGCGCAACGATGACGTTGGCCTCGTTCCGCTCGGGCGCGCCGGCGGGATCGAGCCGCAGGCGCCTGAACCAGGCGGGCTTCGGGATCGGCGCGTTTGGATCGCCGGTGGCGTTCACGCGCCGGCGGAGCTCGGCCAGCTGCTGGGTCAGGACCGACATGCCGATCCCGGTCGCGGACTTGATGCGCGCGATGACCTGCCGCTCGGGCAGCGGGTCGAGCTTCGCAAGCGCGATGCGCCCGAGCAGCGTGGACAGGGCTTCGAACTCGGGCGGGTTGGTCAGCGCCTCGGCCGCGGCGATCAGGGTCGCGGGATCGTCGGCGGACGCAACGACAGGTGTTGACGTCTCGGGCTGTGCCGGATCCCCGTCCTGCGGCTCCACTGTGGTGTCAGCCGGACGCGCGTAATCCTCGGCGCCAGCGCCGCGCTGGAGATCGTCGTTGAAGTCGTCGCCATGCAGCGGCGCGACGATCTCGTTCGGGATGTCGGCGCGGTTCAGCCGGTCGGCGAGCGTCGCGGCCGCCTGGCGGCCAGCGTCGCCTGCATCGGCGTAGATGGTGACGCGCCGGGTGCCCTCGGGCCACTGGAACCGCGCGAGGCCGTCGGCCGACAGGGCCGCCCAGACCGGTGTGCCGAAGAGCGCGTGCGCGGCGAGCGCCGTCTCGATCCCCTCGGCGATGCCGATGTGGCCGTCCGCGGGCATCGGGAAGAGCCGGACCACGGCATCCTTCACGCTGCCGAGCATCTTCCTGCCCGGAGGCGCCTTGGCGCTGCCGTCGTCGGTGAGGAAGGTGCGGTGGATGCCCGGCGCGCGCTCCCCGTCCGGCAGCCGCAGGATCGCGATCAGGCCGGGCCAGCCGCGGCAGCTGTCGAAGTCCGGCAGATCGGGGTGGAACAGCAGATCGGGCGATCCGGGATCCGACAGCCCGCGGGCGCGCAGATAGGTCTCGCCGGGCGTGCCTGCGATCGGCACGGCCCCACCGACGAGCCGCGCGATCTCGGCCGAGTGGTCGGGGCGTGGGCGCATGGCCGACGCCAGAACAGGCCGCGGCACAGGGCGATCCATCCCCGCGAGCCGCGCCGCCTCGTCGAAGAGCGCGCCGTCGCAGAGCCCTGTCGCTTGCGCGATCAGGTCGATGGGACCGGCCCGCTCGCCAGTGGCATAGTCGAAGCCCCAGCCGGCATAGGGCCCGTCGAGATGGATGGTGCAGGAGCCCTCCTTGCGCGGCGGGCGCCCGGAGAGGTCTGCGCAACGCAAGGATCGACGGTCCCGCGCGAGCCGGGCCTCGGGGAAGAGACCCGGCAGCCAGTCGGCGGCGGTAGAGGCGAGCCGCTCTTTCACCGCAGCCAGATCGTGCCGGGTCTTCGGGACCGCGATGTCGTTGAGGTCGATCATCGCGCCCCTCAGGCCAGCAGCACGAGACCGCGCTCGGCTCGGGTGATCGCGGTGTAGAGCCAGCGGCGCCGGTCGATCTCGCTGCGGCCCAGCCCGTCGTCCCAGACGATCACGTTCTCCCACTGCGACCCCTGCGCCTTGTGGGCGGTGATCGCCCAGCCGAAGGTCGCCTCGGTCAGCAGGCGCTTCTCCTTGTAGTCGCGGTCGTGGCGCTTGGCATCGTAGGCGACATGGTCCTCGAAATGCCCCTTGTAGATGCGCAGCCGGCCCGGACGCCCGTCCTCATAGGGCTCGCCGATGCGGCGCCCGTCCTCGTCGTGCGCGACGGCCGAGAAGTGGAGGCTGCCTTCGTCGACGATGTCCTCGAGCGTCACGAACATCCCGTTGATCAGCCCCAGATCGTTCTGGTTCTTCAGGCAGATGATCTTCTCGGCCGGCCCCGTGGGCAGCCAGCTCCCGCCGAGACCGGCGGCCGCGCGCATGGCGTTGTTGATCTGCAGCCGCGTGGCGTTCAGCCCGCAGATCAGTTGACCGCCGCGCAGCGCCTGTTCCGGCGTGATGTCGCCCTTGCGGAGCTTGGCGACATGATCGTCATAGACGCCGAAGCCGATGGGCCGGCCCTCGCGCGCCATGGTGGCGAGACGGATGATCGCGCTCTCGGACGCCTGGCGGTGGATCTCGGTCAGCATCACGTCCGGCGCGTCGCGGGTGAAGGCGCCTTCGCCCCGGATCGGCGGCAGCTGGCCGGGATCGCCGAGCACGAGGATCGGCTTGCCGAAGCTCATCAGATCGCGGGCCATTTCCTCTCCGACCATCGACACCTCGTCGAGCACGATCAGCCGGGCGTCCGCCGCGTCGCTCTGCGGGTTCAGCGCGAAGCGCGGGTGCTTCATCGCCGAGAGTCCCTGGCGCATCGCCTCTATCGCGGCTTCGGCGGTGGTGCGCGCGAACCCGGTGAGGCGAAGCGCGTCGCGTTCGGCGACCGCGATCTTGCGGGCGGCCTCCTCGATTTCCTCCTCGGTCGACTCGATCACCGAGTAGATCAGGCTGTGGATGGTGCGTGCCGGCGTGCCCTTGCGGGTCAGCACCAGCGCAGCCTTGCCGGTGAATGTGGCGGTGACAACGCCGGGCATGCAGCGGCCGTCCTTCGCACTGCGGTGGGGCGAGAGCCCGAGTTCGTCGAGCGCGAACTTCAGCACGGTGCTCTTGCCGGACCCGGCATAGCCGAAGAGGCGGAACACCTGCTGCTGCTCGGTCCGGGTCTCGAACCACTCCTTGATCTCGCGGATCGCGGCGGCCTGCGTGGCGGATGGGGTGAACTCGGTCATGGCTGGGGTATCTCCACTGCGTAATCCTTGACGATCCCGCCGCGGGTCGGATCGCCCACCTCGCACGGACGGACGAAGACCCGTCGCCCGTCGGCGAGCTGCCGCCAGTGACCGCGGCGGATGTGCCAGCGCGGGCTCGCGTGACTGCCGCCCTGCGGCGGCGTCGCGGCGCGAAGGCGTGCCGGATCGATGGCGACCTGGCGCCAGACCCATCCGCGCACGCCCTCGCGGGCCAGGCGGGACCGTTTCGCGAGCGACACCTTGCGATCGCGGATTTCAGGTGAGGCGCCGAGGATGGTCAGCGCGCGCCAGACGATGCCGGCGGCGACTTCGCCGTGACCGCGGACCGTCTCGTCGTGTCGCTCGGCCGGGTTGCCCTCGATTTCCGCCTTGCCGTCCGGATGCATCCAGATCCGCACCAGGCAATCCGTCCAGCCGCGCGGTGCCCGCTTGCGCATGAGGAACGTGGCCTCGACGATGTCGCCGTCGGCGCGGGCGCAGACGATCAGGCCCGAGGGAGACGCGCGCTGCTCGCGCACCTCGAAAATCACGGACGGATGCGGCAGCCGAAGCGGACCGGTAAAGACCCGGGTCATCGCGCGGTCGACGATATCGCCATCGAAGGCGGCCTGATCGTCGAAGAAGTAGATCGGCGCGAACTGCGCCGCTGCGAGCAGGTCGGAGCACCAGAACCGCTCGCGATGCGCGCGCACGATCCGCTTGAGCTCATAGGCGTCGGGGATCATCGCCGCTCTCCCCAGCAGCGTTCCGCCCAGGCGCAGGGGGCGTGCCACTTGCCGGCTGCCATGCCGCCGCGGCACAGGACTGCGCTCGGCTCGGCCGCGGCGCGCGGCAGCCATTCCCCGGCCTCGGAGGCCCGAACCACGGCGACGGCGCGGTCCGACATCTCTTGCGCGAGACGCGCGTCGAAGGGCACGAGCTCCGCGTGCAGCTCCATCGTGTCGCGGTTCAGCGCGGTGAAGAGCGCCGGCGCTGGCAGCTCCATGTAAGCCTGATAGAGCGCGATCTGCGCCGCATACACGGGGCGCGCGAGGCTGACGCCGCGCTTGACCACGTCCTTCCAGCTGGCCGCCCCGAGCGCCTTGTTCTCCCAGAGCGCGGGATAGTCCATTGCGACCGGGCCTGAGACGAAGCAGCCATCGATATGGCCCTTGAAGCGCCCGCCGAGGGCTTCGAACCCGAACTGGCGGCCGTCCGGGCGCTCGGTCCGCAGGTCGAAGCCGGCGATCCGGAACCAGCCCGCGACGATGTCCTCGGCCCTATGGCCCGCCTCGAAGATGCGCAGCGTGCGCGGCGCGAACTCCTGGCCTTCGTCCTTGGGCACCGCGAGGAAGTCGTACTGGATCTGGCGCAGGCAATCGCGGCCGAGACCCGAGGAGCTGACATAGGTGCGCGGACGCTCGGCGCGATGGCGCGCGGACAGCGCCGTGTCGATGGCGGCGGAGACGGCTTCGGCAATGGGCGGACGTGGTGCGCCGGCGCCGTAGAGGAAGCCCGAGCCATGGTTGAGGTCGATCATCGCTCGCGCTCCCAGAAGCCGCCGGCCTGCGCGATGCAGGTCAGCTTGTGGAACTGCGCGTCCGTCAGCCGGGCGCTGTCGCCGAACCGCGCGAG